ATTGTGAAAGGGCAAGTTTGAAGTATTCAAACAGAGTTCTTGTTTGGATGGTTTATCTTAATACTGTAACCGATAGAGGAGAGACAGAATTTTATTATCAACATCATTTTGAAAGACCTGAAGAAGGAAAATTAGTAATTTGGCCCTCCGATTGGACTCATTTACACAGAGGAATACCTTCTCCAACGCAAACTAAATATATCTTAACGGGATGGTATAACCATATAGAAAAAAACGAAAACTAATATGTATTCATTTAAATTAAACATAATATTAATTCATCCAATCTTTTATCTCATCATATACCATTTGTGGTGTTATTGATGTATGACATTCAAATTGTCTTTCAGTGTCTTTATGTAATGGGCACCAATACCAATCTGAAACATCAAATTTATATTCTTGATTAACTTTATTCCAACAACCGTGGCAAACTGATTTGTTTATTATTTTATTAAATGTTGTATTTGATTTATAACCATTTTACTTGTTATTGATGTATGACATTCAAATTGTTTTTTTGTTCCTTTATTTACCGGACACCAATTCCAATCACCTTTATCAAATGTAAAGTTTGGATTATTCCAACATCCATTACAAACGCTTAAGTTTATTATCCTAGTGCAATTATTTGAAAATTCGTGGTCTGGGGTGGTGAAATTACTTATCATAACAACATGTTTGCCCAATCCCCAAGCTAACCAAGATAATCCACTGGATAGACCGATAAAGAATTCACTATGATGTATAACATTCATTGTGTATTCTATTGAAGTATCTTTAATTCTTGATGCGTTTTCAAATTCGTTAACTTCTTTTGAAACGTTGACTACTTTATATCCTTGTTCTACAAGATAATTGATTAGTTCTTGCCATCCTTCTTTTGTCCAAAACTTACATCCTGATGTTGAGTTGGTTGCAATTGTTACGTATTTTTCTTTATATGGATTTGCATCAATTTTATAATTGATTGTTGGTTTAATTTCGGTATAATCTAACCCTAATATATTTGTTATTGTTTGTTGTAGTGGTATGGTATTTGGTTGGGTGGGTTCTTTATCTGAATTATATAACCAACCAATTTTATACATTCCCAATAAGTTATGTGATGTTGAACCAGGTTCAACAAAGATTAATTCAGGATAAGTTTTCTTAAAGAATTTATTCCAAAAGGTTGAAACTGTTACGTGACAATTGTGCTTCTTTTTAAATTCTAATGCGTAAGGTATCCATGCAATTGTATCTCCTAATGATTTACTATCAAATGATATTAGGACTCTTTTTCCAGAATAATCTAAAGTATTTTCATAGATAAGGTTTCCGTTCTCCCAAACTTTTGCTGTCCATTTTGTGTAATATTCTCTATTCAATCTTACCCAACTATTTGATGATATTGTATTTGAATAATGACATGCACCTTGTTCATCAAAAAATTTAACTTCAAATCTACTATTACTATTTCCTACGATTTCAAGGAATGGTTGATTAACAAAATGTTGTATTATTTTTACGTTTGATTTTAACATAGGTTTTTCTTCTATTTTATTATTCATTATTTTACTATATAAATTAATGTGTTTTTCTATGAAAGTATTTAATTGACCTTCAGGTATTGAATAAGATAAATCTTCATTAATTAAAGATAATAATTTTTCTTTTGTCTCATCAATATTTGAATCTATTATCTTAATATATGGTGTAAACATATCCAAATATTCTTTTAAATTTCTTGAAAGAATTTTTAATTCATAAGATATTGCTTCTCTTAATACTAAAGGATTGCATTCCCAAGTGGAATTAAACATGAATACATCGCAAGATTTCATAAATAAATCGGCATCATTTCTCTCACCCCAAACTTTAACATTCGATGGTAAATTATTCATTATTGGTTCCCAATATTCTCTAAAATTTGGTGCTTGATTTCCTATGAAATGAAATTGTATTTCAGGGTTGGTTGATTCCAATAATCTTGCGATTTCAACACCTTCTTTTTGATTTTTTCCTGATGTCCATAACCCTACATTAATTACATGGATTTTATTTGGATCAAGTCCTAATGAAAGTTGTAATTTTAATTTTTCTTCAGAAGTGATTGTTTTGTTCTCTATTGGAAATTCTATTACATCACCATAAGATGGCATATCAGAAAAAGTAAATTCTTTATGGAATGGGGTGCAGAATGCATAAGCATCTGGATTAAACTTTTTTGAGATGGATGGGTTAAATAGAACATTGTGGCAGGTCTCTACCATTCTCCAAGTTCTATCATTTGAATATAATTCATTCATTAAATTGGGGGACATTTGATTATATGTGTCAAATCCCTCAATCATTTCATCAACATGAACAATATCAATATTATTATTTTTTATGATATTGATAAGATTCATTTTATTTTCACCTAATTCATAATAATGGTTTGGTTCAAGTAATTTTATAATTTTATTTTTTTGAACAACATACAATGAACTATAGTTTGAATATTCTACAACAAATATTTCTACTTTATTTAATAATGATTCTATTCTTTTTAATAAAAATCCTGGCATTCCACCTGTTGAAAGATGTGGTGCTAAAAATAATACTTTAATTTTTTTATCTTTTTTGTTGTGATTTTTAATTTTTGTAATCATTTCTTCCATAATATCAATTCTTTTTTCTCCGTGAAAGAATAACAATGTTTCTTTGTCCTTTGGAGCTCTTATCCAGTTACGAATTTGGTTTCTAACATTAGGTCCCTTAAATTCTGTTTTGGTGTACATTTCATCTACAACATCAGAACCACCATTAACATAGAGATAAGGTAATCCTTCAGTGATATTATATTTCCATAATAAAACATTTACTATAGTTTCTTCATGATATGGAGCGTAAAGTCTGAAATTGTTTAATACTTCAGGATGTGTGCACATTTGATACCATTCATCTAAAAAATCAATAGTATTTTGTCCTGCTACATAATATCCTGTTTGTCTATATAAATGTCTTACATACTGATTGACGTTGAATAGTTCACAGGCGGGGTGTTCTAAAGTGGTACTTAAATCATTTCTACTTTCTGCTCCACCTCTTCCATTCCAATGAAGATATTCATATATTCCTTCAACAAAGTAAGGGTATTCTAATTTATTATTGTACATATCAAATATGGTATCAATATATGGTGTTGCAACTGAATCGCTATCAATATATGCTACGGTATTTGAGTATTTTAATGCGTCTTTGGTTATTTGTGGTCGTTGAATTAATAAATTATATATTTTTTTACTTTCCCTATTAATATAAAAATTCTCATCGGAAAAATTAAACATCCCACTTGTATCTTCATCAATATTACAATCCCATCTAATTGTTCTTACATTTGGTATATCAATTTTTAAATCAGAATTGAGTAGATAAACTAATATAGGTAAATTACTAAATTCTCTAATTGATTTTACTGCGGTTTTTACAATATCAAAATATTGTTCATTGGCATAAAGAACATATGCTTTTTCATGAAGAATACTTTTCCAAAAAGCATCTTCCATTATTTTATCATAATTCTGAGGGACCAGTTCATTATCTGAATAACTTGATGTTTGGGTGAATACCATTGGGATGGTAATACCAAAATTAAATAATTTGTGATTTGGTGAATGGATAATTCGGTATCTCTCATTGGTACAATCATTTAAAAATACATCAACTGGACATTTATATAAGTAATGTGATGGATCTAAATAATCTTTCATTTGACTAACGTAATGTTCAATAAAATGTTTATGGTAAAATAATGCTTGTGAACATAACATTTCCTTGAATGACCCGTGAGTATCTGAGTTTTTGGAGATTTTACTTCTTGGTAATAATTTTACTCCCAATGCAACAACATCATAATCTTTAATTGTGTCAGACCAGTTATTAAAAATTGCATCCAAATCTGATTCGCTAACACCATTCATAAGTTTGATATCATCTTCAAAGACAATAATATTATCAAAACCATAAGTTAAAACATTTTTAAAAATGTTTAAATATGTTTGAGTGCAACCCAATTTTTTAAACTCTGGATTATCCATAACAATGCCATCAATAAACTCATATCCTGTTATGTTTAAATCTGATAATGTTTGAATAACCTTTTCTTTTCTGTCTAATCTACTGGGGAGATTGATAATGTAACCTGCATCTGCAATCTTAATTTCTTTGTAATATAGTCCTGTCTTCTTTGTTAAAATTATGTATTCATCAAGTATTTCTATATCATAAATGTCCAAATCTTTTATTAATTCATCTAACGCTAATTTGTTAGAACTCTCATTGTATTCAAATTTAATTTTATTTGCATATAATGAAGGGTTCTTTTTACACTCATCTAAATACCCTTTTAAGATAATGTGATCGTGTCCCTCTGTATCAATCTTAATATATTTAACTCCACCAATGTTATACTTTTTAATTAAAGTTTTCCAAGTTATTGTTGGAACAGTATCAATCTGAACTAAACTATCGTATAATTCATGACCAATTTTATTTCTGGCATAATCATGAGGTTTTGAAACACTATTACATCCTTTAACCCAAACTTGCAATCCATTTTCTCTTATCTTTTCAAGAGGTATATGATATATTTCAATTGTTGAATCTGAATCTGAAACAGCCGCTTGAACTTTAAATACATTTTCTTTGTTTGGTAACCTATCCAAATAAGTTTTAATTGGTTCAATACTTAAACCAATTGTTTTATCTGTTGCGGATTCTATAAGAGTGTGAAAGTCGGAAGTACCTATTTCAATAAAATCGTAATGAATATGATTCATATATCTTTTTTATTAAGAATAAAAAAAATTAAAAAAAAATATATATTAGATGGTGATTATAAGAGTCTATTTGGGTTTTTTAGTGTCCTTATTTAAATCAGATTTATAAAGAGATAATAATTTCAATGAATCTTTATAGTGCTTTTCAAGCCGATCCAGCTCTTCAACAGAGACATAACTTTCACATGCAGTATTATACTGTTCCTCAGCTTCTTGTATAATTTTCTTTATCGTTTTGATAAGTTTCATATATCATAAATATCGGTATA